ACATTCTCTCCTCTGCTGAATATCAGTTTGTAAATGCTCTTGATCTTGGCGCACGATTCTCGCTGGATATTCAGCGCCGATTCGTTACTAGAGCTTTCTTCCCCAATGACCTAATCGACTCCCGCACAGCCAACGTTGACACCTGGAACGATTTTGACGGTACAGAAGCTGATGCAGTGAACGCCAAGCTGTATTTCAGGAGCACCAACGACGATCCGTCAGGCTCCCCAACTTACGGCGCATGGCGGGAGTTCATTTCTGGAACGTTTGAAGCTAGGGCGTTCCAGTTCAAAGCAGAGCTGAGCAGCTCCGATGTTGCGCAGAACATTCTGATTGACGAGCTGGGCTACGAAGCGACGTTCCAGCGTCGTCAAGAAAACAGCAACGGCACCATCGCCTCAGGCACCAGCACTAAGAGCGTGACCTTCGACAAGGCGTTTTTCGTTGGCACAGCATCGCTTGGTGGATCAAACGCTTATCTGCCGAGCGTTGCGGTAACGGTTCAAAACCTCGGCAACGGCGAGCGGCTAAACGTCAGCAATGTCAGTGCTACTGGCTTTGACGTGGACATCCTGAATAGCAGTAACTCCCCTGTAAACAGGAACTTCACCTATGCGGCTGTGGGCTATGGCAAGGCGGTTTAACATAGAAGCAATGTTGTCCAAAACGGGCTGAGGCATGGCTACTCACGACTATGTAATCGCGAACGGCACGGGAAGCGCTGTCCGTTCTGATTTAAACAATGCCCTAGCGGCGATCGTTAGCCAGAACAGCTCCAGCTCAGAGCCTGGCACGACCTACGCATATCAAATCTGGGTTGACACCAACACCAACACCATCAAGCTGCGGAACAGCGCCGACAACGCATGGCTTGAGGTTGGGACCACGACGGGCGGCACCATATCGGTTATTGATGCACTCAGCAACGGACTCACTGTAGGCAGGGGCTTAGGCAGCGTTGACACTAATACGGCTCTTGGCATTGATGCATTAGATGCAAACACTTCAGGTGCAGACAACACCGCTATCGGCAATCACGCACTGACGGACTGCACAGAGGGGCTCAGGAACACTGCCGTTGGTTCTAGAGTCCTTGCTAATTGCACTACAGGTGATAACAACGTTGGAATGGGAGCTGATGCTCTTACAGCGACAACCACTGGAGGCAACAATATAGGAATTGGATTTGATGCACTTACCACAAATACAACAGGTAATAACAACGTTGCTATTGGAGATTCTGCTCTAGAAACTTCACAAACTGCAAGTAACAATACAGCGGTAGGCGCTGACGCCTTAAAAGTAAACGGTGGCGGCACGCGAAACGTTGCTGTTGGTCAAGCTGCGCTTGACGCAAATACTTCTGGCGATGACAATACTGCACTCGGACAAAATGCGTTAGGCGCTAACACCACTGCCCACGACAATACGGGGGTTGGTACGAGTGCTTTAGAAGCCAATACCACTGGCACGAGCAACACTGCTGTTGGCAAAGATGCCATGCAGGACACCACTACAGGCTCTCAAAATGTTGCTGTTGGTTATCAAGCTCTAGAAAAAAACACTACTGCAAGCAATAACACTGCCGTTGGCAATTCAGCGCTGAAGGAAAACACTACTGGCACAAGAAATACGGCAGTAGGTTCTGCCGCTTTAGATGCAATCACAACTGGAACTAACTGTACTGCTGTTGGTCATGATGCTCTTACGGCTAACACTGCCTCAAGCAATACGGCTGTTGGCACAAGAGCCGCAGACGCTAATACCTCAGGTACAGGCATTGTGGCTATCGGTGAGCACACCCTCGGAGCTAATACAACAGGAGACCGAAATACTGCGGTTGGAAATTCTGCATTAGGCGCTAACACCACCGCTAACGACAACACTGCTGTTGGCTTCGCTGCACTAGAAAACAGTACCACTGGATCACAAAACGTGGCTATTGGTGGAGATGCTCTTGAGGCAAATACCACTGGCTCTGACTTGACCTGTATTGGCTATGAAAGCCTGACCAATAACACAACTGGCGGTTCAAATACTGCGCTCGGCCATCGGGCGATGCAGAAAAATACTACAGGAAATAGTTGTGCAGCTGGTGGTAGAGAAGCGCTTCGTGAAAACACCACTGGCGTAGAAAACACCGCATTTGGTGCATTTTGCCTTGATGCAAATACAACTGCAAGCAGCAATACTGCTTGTGGTTATGCGTCGATGACCTCAAATACAGAGGGATTTCAAAACACAGCTATCGGTGCAGATTCACTTAGACAAAATACAACAGGAGACAATAATGTAGCTGTCGGATATGGTGCGTTGTATAACCAAACAACAGCTGACGCTAATACCGCCGTTGGTAGAGATGCACTAAACGACAACACTACTGGTAATCAAAACGTAGCTGTTGGCGCATTTGCTGCCGACGCAGTAACAACAGCTGTTGAAATCACTGCTATCGGCTCCCAAGCCCTAACAGATTGTACAACTGGTGGCAGCAATACAGCCGTTGGAAGAAACGCATTACATGCAGTTACAACGGGCAATCAGAATACTGCTTGTGGTGAAGCATCTGGAGCACAAATAACAACAGGCGCTAATAATCTTTTGCTTGGCAAAAATGCAGGTTCATCTGCCTCCCCGTCAGGGTCTATTCAGACAGGCAGCAACAATGTTGTTCTCGGTAATAACAATACGACTGACCTTTATTGCGCTGATACATCAATCTCATCGTCAGATAAGCGCGATAAAGCTGACATCACAAACTTCACGCACGGTCTTGATTGGATCAATCAAATGCAGCCCGTCACCTACCGATGGGATCGCCGCTCTTGGTATCTGAACGATCCTAATGGCGACATTCTTTCAGTCACTCCTGATGGCAGCCGCAAGCGCCAGCGGATCAATCTTGGCCTTTTGGCTCAGGATGTTCTTGAAATAGAAACTGCGGATGGTTACTCGACTGATCGTGACTCGCAGCTAATCGTCAACCAAACAGAAGATGAAAAATCTTATGGCATTAAATACGAACGCATCGTTCCAGTGCTGATCAATGCCGTCAAAGAACTGTCGGCAGAAAATGCAGCACTCAAGGCTAGACTTGATGCTGCAGGCATCTGACCTCTCACTTTTACAGAACAATGCCCGACGAATCTCTAACTGCTGAAGAGATCCAGGCTCATTACGATGCCGCCTTGGAT